AAGAGAAATAAAGAGAATATTTGAAGAGAAAGCACCCGATAGGCAATTGCCTTTACCAGCAATTATAGAATTTCAAACAAGAGCCGAAAAAATTTTGGAACAGTTTGCAGAATTATGTAATTTAGAAGCGGGTGGAGATAATACGAAAACAAGACTTACACCAAATCATGTTAAATTAGCATATGTTAATTTTGATGATAGGGTAGTTGAAAAAAGAGAAGAACAATTAGAATTTGGAGAATGGAATACAGATGAAGGAGATGAAATAAATGAATAAAATGGAAAGTAGAAAGTATTGGGAATGGTATTCAGACCATAATAATATCGTAGCACTATGTAGATTTTTACATGATGTAAAAGGTGTAAGTGTAGAAGATTTACTTTATGCGTTAGAGAAACCATACAAGTATGAAGATGAATATAAAGAAATGTTAAAATTAAAGGAGAGTGAAGAAGAATGATGTGGAATGAATTTGCAAGAATTAATGAAGAATTTATAGATAAGACGCCAACTCAAATGGTGAAATATTTTGATGATAATCCTATGGAACAATCAGAAGAAATTTTAAATCTATGGGCAAGAAATTATCCTAACATGGGTGCAGGTGAAAGTGGTTTAGTATCAAGAGTTGCAGATAAATACAATGTTGATGCCGATACTATTTTTGCTCTTGTAGAAGTGCATGGAGGGGTTGGTGAAGCAATACTTTCATTAGGTGATGGAATTAATCAAGGAGATAGAGATATTACTGTGGCTGATGTTTATACAGCACTAAACGGTGATGATATGGATTCAGTTTTTGAAATGATTATGACTTGTTTTGATAATGTAGATTCGATGGGTAAGAAGTGGTTAGCGGCTTTCCTATTGAAAGAAACAAGAAACCGATGTGGTGAAACTTGTGTTAAGAAAATGATGATTAAGACTTACGGTATTCCTGCTTCTGATATGAAAAAGGCTACATCCTTTTTGGCTATTGATGATGTTATCAATCAAGCGGTTAATAATGGTGCTTTAGTTTATGTTCCTATTGCTGGAAATTACATGAAGCCTATGTTGGCTAAAGGTGGAACTTTTACTGTTAGGAATAAGAGATACTGTGATTATAAATATGATGGTATTAGAGCACAAGTTCATAATTCAGAAGATGGTATTAAAATCTTTAATCGTAAAGGTGATGATATAACTAACAAGTTTGCTAATGATTTGATTCCTATTATTGAAGAAAATGCAGACCCTGTTGATTGGATTGTTGATGGTGAAATATACCCTATTGATGCAGATGGAAATCCTGCTGAATTTAAAAATATAATGAGCCGTATTCATGGTAAAACAGATGATGTTATTTATCGTAATGATGTAACTATTAGATTGTTTGATTGTTTGATGTATGGTGGACAGCCTGTATTTGAAGATGATTTTGATACAAGGTTATCAACACTACAAATGCATTTTGGTGAAACTCTATTGGCTAATACCATAGAAATCCATACTCAAGAAGAAATGATGGAGGTCTATAATAATGCTATTGCAGAAGGATTTGAAGGTGTTATTGTAAAAGACCCAAATACTTCTTATGACTTTGGTTCAAGAAGTAAGTCATGGTTAAAGTATAAACCACCAATGGTAGATATTGATGTTATTATTACTGATGCTCATGCAGGAAGTGGTAAAAGAACTGGTGTCTATGGTGCATATGATATTGCAGTTAAAGATGGAGAAGATTTAATTTCTTTTGGGAAAGTAGGTAGTGGTTTTACTGATGATGACCTAACCTTCTTAACCCAAGAGTATAACCGATTAGGTGCGGGGAACATTATTATCGAGGTAAAAGGAGATATGGTAACTAAAAATGAATCTGGTGAATACGGATTAAGGTTTCCAAGATATGTTAAATATCGTGATGATAAAGAAGAACCGACACAATTAACAGAAATTTTAGAGAGTGAATAAAATGAATATAATAAAAATAGAAGAAGGAAAATATTGCCATTATTGTCATCAAGAATTTAATGGAACTGAAGAAGCATTAGTACAAGAATTACCCAACGGTGATGAATCATATTATCATCTTAGATGTGTAGGTAAATTAATGGTTTATAGAATTGAAGGAGTATTACCACAACATTTGTTTATGTCCTGTGTTGAGAAACTACAAGAACCATTACCACAACATTTGTTAGATAAATATCAAAAGTCTTTGGAAGATTTTGGTGAGGAACAATAATGTATGAAACTGAATATCTTGAAGCCCGTAATTTGTTTATTAAAGAAGAGTTAAATAATTTAGAAAAATCGCAAATTATAGACATGATAATAAAGTATAGCAGTTTTAGTTATCTTGAATCATTAACAACGGCTTTAAAGATACATAGTAAGGAAGTGAAAAAAAATGTTTAGTAATGAACAATTAGAAGGTATTTTACTAACTTTAGCAAGACCAGAAGTAACAATATATCGTTCATCTAAATCTAAAACAGGATGGACAATTAGAGCAAGAGTAATGTTTAGAGCAAATAATGAGTTCTTAATTAGCCTTCAAAGAAAGTTTGAACAAGTAGAAATTAAATCTATCTTTAGACAAAAGGAAGGTGTTAATAGAAATGCACCTGTATTGATTGTTGGTAAAAAGGATTCGTTAAGTATATTAAGAAATTTAATGCCTGATAATTTACCTTGCTCACATTCTAAGTGGGTAAAATTTGATGCTGTGTTAGAAGCACTAAATGAAAAAACGCATTTAGAAAAAGAAGGAATGTCTTTATTGTTAGAGATGATTGAAAATGAAAACAAGTGAAGTTAAGAAGTTTAAAATATTTTGTGGTGGTGCAGGTAGTGGTAAAACTACTTCTGCAATTAAAGAGTTTAATGGAATGCCTTTTATTATTCTCCAAGCAAATAATATATGGATAGAAGATATATATTCATATCCTAAAAACCATGGAATACTTATTGAAGAAGTTAATTATAAACCAGATAAAGAAAAGATATTACAAATTTTGTATGTTTTAGATAATGTAGTTTTAACTTCTATTAACGAAAAGGATGTTCCTAAAGCAATTATGAATCTATGTGTTAGGAAAAGAAAAGGTCAAGTAGATTACAGACAAAGGGCTATTAAACAATTAGCACCTAATAGTAATAATGTTGAAAAGATTGAGAAATCAATTTACGAATTGACTGATTCCTTTTTACATAATGCGGATAGGAAAAAAGTATTAGAGTTAGTTAAGTATAACAAACCTGCGGATTTACAATTTCTAAGTTGGATTCAACCGAATGTAGATGTAAGGTGTATTTCCTTTGCTGATAATATTATGAGAAGATGGAGTATGGATTATTTTTATGAGATTCTTGTTTATTCTTATCATGGTAATCATCGTGGTAGGTTAGAGTTTCCTAAGAGAAATAGTTATTCCCCTGTTCCTAAAATTTGTAATAAGTTAGGATTAAAAGGAAAAGATTCTTATTTAGTTAAATCACTATTAAAGAATGAAGATTACAAGAATTGGGCTATATCTAAATTAGATAAAGACGAATGTAAGATTTTAGGTTTAAAGAAACCAAGAAAGAAAACTATTAGATTAGTAAATACTAAATTAGGTGATTGGTAATGGCAAGAATGACAAAGGGTTCTGGTTGCCCGTTTAATAAATGGTTAGGAAAAATTCCTGATGATATAAGAAAGAAAGTAAGATTTCTAATTCTTAGAGATTTTTATGAATCAGAACTAACACCTGAAGAAGTAATAATAAAGGTTGGATATTGATGGTAAGAAGAAACTGGATTAAAGGTAAGAAAAGAAAAAGAAATAAAACCTATGCTGAAAGGTTTATTGATAGAGCCATGAACGATGGTGAACAAAGAACTTCAGCACAAATTATAGATAAGATTCTTGATTATATTGATAAATCAGAAAGAAAAATAACTTACACCTTTGTTCCAACTAAAGGTAAAGTTTCATCTTATATTAGTAGCAACAAACAATATGATAAAGTTTTAGATGCTAATAATAAACATAGTGGTGTATATGTAAAAAACTATCTATGTAATACCTGTGATGGTTCAGGATTTAAAAACCATGATAATTGCGAAGAATGTAATAGCGAGGAAGAAGAATGAAATGCGAAATGTGTGAAAGAGAAAATGCTGAAAGAGTAGGAATGAGATGCGGCAAATATAAAATATGTAATAATTGTGTTGATGAATCCATTCATGCAAGAATGTGGCTTATGGGTAAATCAAAAGATAATAAAAAAGATTACTTATACGGTATTGAATACAAGGTGAGTAAAAGTGATGGATAAAACTAATGAATTATTAAATAAACTTAATGGTAATATTGAGAGAGGAAATAGAACATTAGTTATTGTCACGATTGTTAATATAATAACTGTGTTTATGATAGGGTTGGTTTTACTATGAGGACAAATTTTAGTGCCCATACTAAATATGCTAATACACCTGAATCAGATTTACTTGATGAGGTAATACATATTGTTTCATATTTAGAAAATGGAATAAAAAAACAAATAGAAATAATGGCTAAAGAGCCATTGGATGCGATTAAGAAAATAATGAAAGGAGAGATTGAAAATGATTTGGGAACAGAAAAAGAATTGGACAGAAAAGTATAGACCAAAAAGAATAGCAGATGTAATAGGACAAAATAAATTTGTAGCCGATGCTACTGAATGGGTGAATCGTGGAGAGATGCCTAATGTTTTAATTTATGGACAACAAGGAAACGGTAAAACAACTGCGGCTCATTGTTTAGCAAATGAAGTATTAGGAGAAAGTAAGCCTCTTAATTTCATTGAAATAAATGCGAGTCAAGATAGAAGGTTAGATACTATCAGAACTACAATTTCTAATTTTGCTAATACTAAAGGAACAGATGATGTGCCATTTAAAATTTGTTTCTTAGATGAGTTTGATGGGATGACTAAAGATTCTCAAAGAGCATTGAAAAGAACAATGGAAAGAGCAACTAATGTTAGATTCATAATTACTTGTAATAATGTTCATAGTATAGAACATCCTATTAGAAGTCGTTGTGCTAATTATTGGTTTGAGCCATTGGATATTCTTACCATGAATAAAATGTTATTATTTATTTGTGAGAAGGAAGATATAAATCCTGATGCTATGCTTGAAGATTTACTTAAACTATGTGTATCAGTTAATGGTGATATGCGAAGAGCAATTAATGAATTACAAGCAAGCGTATTTAGCGGTATTAGTCTTGAAGAAAAGACAAAGGATTTTATGATTAATTATACAAAGGTTATGAACCATATACTACAAAAAGAATTAACGAAAGCAAAGGATATGCTAATGAATGAAGTTTTAAAAGGTCGTTCTGTTGTAGAAATATGTAATAATCTACATCATTGTGTATTAGAAACAGATATGGAAAGAAGCACTATGTTTAAGTGCCTAAGTCATATTGGAGAAATGGAATGGAGGTCTAAGTCAATGACTCCAAAAATAATTGTGTCATGGTTTGTGTCGCAATTTATTGACTTGTAAAAAACGAAAAAGGAAAGTGAAAAAAATGAATGAAAGAATTGAAAAAGAATTGAACGGATTGGCTGTTAAATTAGGAAAGACAGAAGAAGATATGGTTGCAAAGTATAATGAAATTGCTGAAGCAAATAATCTTGATTTAGAAAATGAGCGACAATGTATGGTTGCACTAACACTAACAAGAAACTTTGTAAGAGGTTCTCTTAAAGGGAATAAATCTTCAGGTAAGAAGAGTAGTTTTGGTAATGATGCTTTTGGATTTGTTGTTGGTAGTGAACCTGCAAGAGATGTTCAAGAGTGGAAAAGAAAGCAATTGATTAGTGATTACACAAGTAATTCTAATACTGTTTTTAACGAAGAGCGATGTGCTGAAGTTATCTTAACTGAAGCAGGTTATGAAAAGAGTCAGATGATTGATGGAGATGTACAAACAAAGGTAATTCCTCAATTGCCTAATTCATCTATTGAAGTAGAAGAAAATAAGTGGATTGTTCCTATTGATAACATTAAGTCTTTTATGAGTGGAGATTCTAATCCACGATACGGAAAGCCTTTGCCAGCAGAAGAGTTTAGACGAAGAGTGCATTTGATTGCTAAGAAAGAAGGTGGAGAGTTTCAATACTGGACTTTCGGTTTGAAGAACATTCTCGCTAAAGAGTTTGATGTTGAGAACTTTAGATGGGTTCATCTAAATGCTCTATTCAATGATGATAGAAATGCTTGTTATGGTATTAAAGGTCGAACTGCTAATTCTATCCAATACAATGATAACCTAAATGAAGATGATGATTTGTATGTTGGAACTCTACCATCAATGGAAGATTTACTTGTTGATTGTATGGGAGAATGGATTGCTGATTTGTTAGAAATTGAAGATTACCATTCTACTATTATGTCAAATCCAGGAATGAAACTTTGTATTACTGATGGAATTGTTAGCAGTATGAATTTGAATGTTAATGAAAAGACAGGAAATCGTGTTCTTTGGATTGAACCTGCTGATGCAAATTACGGGTTTGAAGATGATGATGTACCAGAATCAACTCCATGTTGGATTCCATCTAATGTTGAAATTGACTTTGGTGTAGGTTCTGATGTTATTGTTATTGGAAGAACAAATCAATCTGCAAAGAAAGATTCCGATGGTAATGTTCTTGATGAAATGAACCCCGTATCTATGAATATTTACGGTATTCTTCCAAGAGTTGCATTAGGCGCACCTGCTGAAACCCAATCAAATGAGGGTGATGACACACTAAACTATTGGTGATTTATATGAATTTTTTGAAAATAGGATTTTACAGTAGTCTAACTTCAATTATTGGTAGTATTGCTATTTATGCTTTACATGATGAAAACTTAGGTATCTTTGTTGGATTATGGGCATCAGCACTTTTACTACTAACTGAAAGATATGAAGTTATGAAAAGTTGATTCTCCTTTAGGAGTTGTCGTGTATAAGTGGCGATAGAATGACTTACGGAAAGGTGCAAGGCCTAATCAAAATCAAAGGTGAAAAAAATGAGATATGTAAGAATGAATCAATTAAGTATGGACTTAAATGAAGTAGAAGCAATTGAGTGGAAAAAGATGGATGATGATGAAAACATTACTGAACAAGAATTGTATTCAGTTAGAATACATTTGAAGAGTGGTAAAATGTACACACGACAAATCTTTCAAACTCAATTTAAAGAATTGAAAGAACAATTTAAAAATATGATAGGAAGTGAATGAAATGGGAATAGGAAATAAGAAAGGAATTGCGGCAAAAACCGTATTAGAAACAGCGAAGCAAGAAGATGGAATGAGTGCTTTTAAGAAAGCAAAACTTAGAGCCATGAATCAAAGAAAGGAACTCTTGGAACAAGAATCTGCTCATATGATTTGTGGAATTAGTGGAAATCCAGGAACAGGTAAAACAGGTATTGCATTAGATTGCAGAACAGAAAAAGAAAGAGAAACACATTGGTTGTTTATTCTTGATTTTGATGAAGGTGCTGAACCAACTTGGCGACAACATTGGAGTAATGATGAAAAGATTGTAATCTTTAATCCGTTTATTTACAATGAAGATATGACTGTTGATTATATGGCTACTGCTGACATGGCAAGATATTTTATTGCTATGGTAAATGAAGGTATTGAATCAGGAGAAATTGAAGATGGTGAAGATACTGTAAAAATTGAAGCAGTAAAAGCAATTATTTTTGATGGTCTTGATTCATGGTTAGATACTACTAATATGATTGCAAGATTAAATCATATTAAGGG